CTCCTCCGTGCTTCCATGATGGTCTGAACTTATCAGGTGCATATCCTAACCTCTGCAACCGGGATGTATCCGGAATTTCGTGTCCTGTATCCTCCAATTGGATAGGAAACCACTCGTCCATTGTCTTGGTCATCTGGTACGAATCACCGCAGAACTCTACGTAATTGAGACGTTCGTCGGATTCCATGACGAACATTTGGTTAGGTTCCAAATCCTCCTGGCACAACGATAGGGACAAGCCGGTGTTAACACCGCATGTCCCTATGTGCATGCCGCAGATAGCTCTAGATCCTTTACGTCCTGACATATCTAGCATCGGGTATCCGCAATCTCCTCCTTGTGTTACTTTTTGAGTGGTGAAGTAATCACAATTGTATAACATCATAGTGGGATTCCATGTACTTGGTGTAGCACTGTAGGTTCCTGATGGTTTAATCCTCTCCCATCTCGCTTCAGAAATTACTGTCAGACCCGTATCTGGCATATATAATGCGCAGGTCGAGACTGATGGTAATTCTTCAGCCTTCAGAAAGAAAGATTTGATGTCTGGCTTTGGAGGGAATTCTTTGTCCGTGATCTTCAACATTGCTACATCTCTAGCCGGTACTAATCTCACTATCTCTGCATTCCATGTCTTGATCATGCCAGGCTGTGGTTCTTCAGTCACCATTATGGGATCATTGGTGGAAACTATGACATGTGCTGGGCACACTACGTAACTTCCACCTATGAACATTCCATGCAATGCCTGTGTTGTTGCGACCTTACAAAGAGCTTTCTTTACTACATTCATCACATGGGTCGTATTAGGTTTGAACACTGAAGGTCTAATTGGTGTATACAGAGATTCTGGTGTGCAAGCGACCGTTGTGACATTCTCAAGCGCTTTCAGAGTTTTATTCAGAGCCGGTGTTCGTACTATCGCCTTCTTCTTTGAGTCCTTCATATCTGTATAAGATTGTGGTGTTCGCTTCACTATCTTCTTCACAACAGATTTAGGCTCAGTATAACTCTCGGTCTTGGGCTTCTCTTCTTGTTCTATCTCTTCCTCATCTTCCGATGCATTTCTGAACACTTTGACTAATCCCCAGATCAACCCTAGAGAAAGTACTATTCCTGCTAGAATTGACATCTTGGGGTGTTCCTTTACCCAGTTCACAACACTCGTCCAGTAATGCATTGCCGATGTCTGTATTTGAATCTTCAATGCTTCTAAATCGTTCTTAGATTTCACTTCCTTATAGAGCTTAGTTGTTTTCAGCCCGTCCAATTCTCTACAGAGAATGATCTTATCTTCATTTGGAACGCCAGCATAATTTACTGTGCTCATGACCACATCCTGGATAGAACCTATAACTATAGTATCCCCTCTCTGATATTTGAATCCTTCTCCAATTATCTGGAATGATATTCCTGTGTCGTCTTCCTTCGCTACTAATCCTTCGCACTCTCCTTCATTATTGATGCTAAAGTTAATGAGAGGAGTCTTGACCGTGGCTGTAAATGGTCGTCTCCTGTAAGCTGCCTCTATAATTATCCTAGCTGACTCACTGTTGATTTCACGGTTCCCTAAAAACATTTGATAATCGGGGAACGATGCTGCCAACGCTGGGTCATACTTGATTCTGTTTCCTGGTTTCGGTGTTAGTATAGCTTCTTGTATCTTATCATATCCTTCTAATTCTATCACCAGTTTCGGGTCTTCTGGCAGTATGATTCTAGCCTTATGTTCCAATTTCCTGGTTTGGACTGTAATCACTTCTGCCAGTTTCGACCATCCTGCTGAATCGTAAGTTCTGGGCGTGAACTTTATCCCTTCAGGTGTTACGATTCCTGCAAGGTGTCCATCAACCGCTGGCATCAAAAACGTGCCTCTGTAGAAAGACTTTCCTACGAATCCTAATCGACGTACAATTGACTCATGGGGTAATTCAGAAAAATCCCAATATGAATCAGTAAGCTCATCATACCTCCAAGTGATAGCAAAGAGTAAGAAAAGAACCGCCGGTAATAGGCTCCAAGCTAACGGTAGGAAAATCAGAGAGACGAAAGTAAGCACTGCCATAGCCTTCCCCACGTACCCATGTACTTGTTCCTCCGTTTCGTTCTCAAAGTCCAACGTGAAAATCTTTGGTAAGACCGCTAGTATTCCAATGAGGGGTGTAAGAACTGTTTTAACTCCAGGAACGTAGTTATCTACAATTATAATCTTGTCCTCTGCACAACACGCGTCATAGAATTTCTTGTATTTTTCCAATGACGTTCCGTCCTTCGCGAAACATGTCAACACATCGTCGAAAACATAACAACCAGGTTGGTCGTAAGGTTTTGACGGTATGCTGGTCTCATGATAAATAGGAGTCGTATGTCTGATAAGAGGTAAGATATTGTGAGTGACTGTATATGTCTTACCAGCTCCTGGTGCTCCAAATACTCCTATCACAGTAGGGGACCCCTGTAGCTTCGCTTCTGGTTTCCCCTTTAGGAGATCTAGGTGCTCTTCCATCCTCTTGACAGCTATCTGGTACTTTTCCTCGAATAGTTTCCAATCATCTATCATTTTGTCCATCAGGTCTCCGTAGGTCACTTTCGTTTTCTCAGTGCACGTTGATTGCCCTGGAGCAGAAGAACCTGTCTTGACGATCCTGCATCGATATATGGTCGGTGGTTTTGACCTGTCTTGCCGGTCTCTATCCTTCTTACTATCATAATCCTCTTTCACTACTTCATACCAGTTATGTCGTGAATTAAATGCTTCATTGGTAATGTCCCTCATCGAAGCAACTCTAAAGGGCACTCGGTCCAGATTTGATGTAGTTACAAAGAAATGTATACCTACATGCATATCCTTCATGAATGCTGATGATAGAGTTGTTGGGTTATCCGAGACTACCTGATTGACAACATTTATCCATTTATCATCACTGGTGGCTAGGTACTCATCGACCGTCAACCATTCCTGGTTACCAAAAGGTGGTAAATAAGCGTCTCCACCGCCCGTGCCTGTTATCTTAGTCATGGGTTTTTGAAGAAGTCCTTCTTTTACCATCCTTTTGGAAAGATCAACAAATAGTTGTTCGGCTATGTAAGATTTACCGTGCCCTCCTGGTCCGAAGAGATTAATAAAGACTGGTTTTCGTCTACACTGTTGTCCGAATGTAATGACAGACCTCAATTGGTCAGCCCTCGAGCCAAGTGCAGTTCTCAAACTGACAAACTTAGCTACTAAGTAATGAACTTCGCCTCTCTTATCATTCAGTACCTTGGAAAGTGCCATGAACTGTGTATCTATGTCCGTTATTCTCGCTTGGGTCTCAGGTAAACAAAACTCATAGTCTGCCATCTTCCGAATCGATTCAGCTTCTGTTATGAAGCTCTCTGCCTTATTGATGTGTTCTAATAACATAGTATCTGATTCTGAACTAGTGATGAGTTCTTTGAGTGAATCCCAGAATCCCTTCACGCTGGTAGATGTTCTTCCCCAGTCCTTTACTGCAGTACCTAAGGCATCTTCTAAGTTTTGTTTCCTCCATCCTGCTGCTATTAGTGATGTGACAACAGTAACCACGAAAGTTGTTATTTGTGCTACTGATGCCTCTGCAACTCCTTTCATAGTAGGTGACCGGAATTCTCGCTTTTTTTCTGGATTGAATACCTTCTCTATAGTTTCTCTGACAAGTGCTTGACTCATCTCCGTGAATCCGACATTGAGAAACAATACCAATGCGACAACAAAATCAAGAAACCCAAAAACCACCATGCTGGTTGCTAATGTGACTGCCTTTTTCCTGTTCCTATGTCCTGGTGCAATGTCCATTATATAGTTGTAGTTGAATAGTAGAGTAGCCAGTCTTATCAATGTCATGACGATATCCTTACCATGCCACATAGTGTTGATAAATGATCCCGCCATGAATTGAGCTACTGGTACTTGGCCTACCAACTTGTCGTTTACCGATCGCATATCCAATGGGTCATCTTCCGCGTATGGATTCATGTTGATCCTTCGACGTCGTATGGCTATAGACTTGAACCTAAGCCAAACTCGTCTTAGGAACGGGAGATTCGTTTCCTCAATTACTCCTTCCCCGGAATGATTTATATTATCTTGAAAAGCCATGTTTACTTGTAAAAATCGCATATATATATAATTCTCTTTGTATACTTTCATTTTGCATCTATTTCATTTATTATATTTGTAGTATTTCCCGTATAGGGGTTCGGACGTACCGTATTTTTGGCGGTTATGGGAATGTTGCCATAACCAAGTTGTACCCAACTTTTATGTCTCTCCATAGGCTATAACTTAACTAGGGTTTTAACACAGCAATGGTTTCGTAGTACTAATCGTCGCTGAACTAGACATGAAGTATCCCCCATGAATATTAATACTATGTTTTTAGACTCAAAGGTAGCCCGGAAGCCCCTTGGAATGCCCCCGAAACTTAACTAGATTACGAGCTCTAGACATCATAAGTGAAATCCCATTAATCCATCCGTCGACCCCGCTGTGGGATTAGTAACTCGATGTTACCACGGCTTCTAAGGAATGGAAATGAAAAGTTTTCCGACTGCTGAACATAATGTATAATAACTAGTATTCGCAATAGAAGTAACTTGCCCACCTCCTGGTTTAATTTATCATTGGGAGGGGTCCTCGTTTTAGTTAAAATACATTATATAAAGTAAGGGCTGGAAATCGCTTCTGTATATGAGAGAGGAGATTATAATTTTTATAGAAATTCCTGGCTTTACACAATACACCAGGTTACCTAGTCGATGTGGCCTACTACAAACCTACACGCTAGGGTTTTTGTATTTTATCTTTATTTTTATGTTCGAAACATAGTTTCATTTTGTGGGTTTCCCTTTTGTTTGTTTTTATAACTATCCCTCAGTTATCAAGGTTGGGGATCAAATAATGTTTTTGTAGTGAATTACTATAGAAGTAATTGACTACAAAAGCAAGTTTAAAATCACAAATCTGCAGCACAGGCCCGGCCTGTACTGCTCCTACGAATGGGCCGTGATGTGCTATAAGCACACCACGACCCCTTCATAGC